TGTCATCAGCAATAAGATCGTATATGTAATCAATATTAATCCAGTTAGTAATATCAATTCCATAGGCTTCTACTGAAACGAGTTCAGCTAAACCCTCCTCACCATGATTTATATAAGTAACTTTAACATCTAAAGTCATCCAAGGGCAGTCGAGTTCTACATCAAATTCTTGATGCCCATACATACTAGCGGTTCCCATTTCTTACCTCCTCATGTTTTATAAGAGTATCCATCACACTAATAGGGCTGGTATAACCTGCGGCAAAGCCCTGCATAAAACGAGTCAGGCTATCATCTTCACCTAACAAACGCTTATAGCGTCTATAGTATTTTAGATGGTCTGATTTTTGGTCACGAAAAAACTGTCTCCAGAATTGAAGTTCTTCTAACCTATTCATAATATTCTCCTAAGAATGTGTGTATCCATCAGGCTCTATTGCTAACCACATACCATTCCATTGTACACAGACAGCACCATCGCCCCCAATAATATTTTGGACTGAGCGTCGAAACCTCAAATAACTTTTACCTTCATTCCAGAACATCCACTTTCTTTTGAGTGATTCTTGTTGGGGTTTAGTTAGTTGCATCGTTACCTCCAGTCCTCACGCTAAAATCTAGGCAGTTATTTTCAATAAGATTTTCTAAATAGTTTATTACTTCCGGTAAGGTAATTACGCCTAGATTTTCATCAACTTCCATTTCCAATTCAATAGTTACAAGAGCCATAATAATCTCCTAAAATAAATACAACGCATATGTACTACACTTTTTTAGCTCACCGTTCAATCCAATATAGATTGGTAACGAGCTACCCATATTGATCTGCATTTCTTTTTTATTTTTAGCGACCAAATATTCAACACCTTCATCGGCTTTAAAATCTTTGAGTCGTTTAACGTGTCGCCAAATAACCATACCACCAGTATTGTTTTTGTAATGGGTTACATAATACATATTACTTTCCTTTGTGGTTGTTGATCCATTCTTCAACGGTGTCACCAGACTTGGCGGCATCGTCCCAGAATTTATTTAAGTCTTCTATAGACCATTCGCTCTGCTCTTGATGTAGACAGTCCAGAATAAATGCACAATAGTCCTCGTCATTCATTGCTGATCTGACTAGCCTATGAGTATTAATCATTTTTTCTTGTCGCTGTTTCATATAGCCCCTAAACAAAAAGCGCCCCGAAGGACGCTATAGTTTTTAGTAGTAACCTTCACGCACTCTATGAAGGACATTGAAGATCTCCGATTCAGTGAAGTGTAATTCTCTTAACGATTCAGCCAAGCCACCATAATCTGGATTGGGCTTTATATAAATATAAAGCTGAACAAGAGATTCAACATCAACATTATCAGGCCGCGATACGGAATACATCAGAGTTTACCACACGGCGTACAACATCTTGCCGCTTGTGACTGACTGAAGCAATATTGATTTCTGATTTTTTACTTGGTGCTGGAGCATGAGTAGACCAATCAGTTAAAGTATTATATAAAGCCCATTGATTGCGGCCTTGCTTTTCAGAGTATTGCGACCATGCTTTAGCAAGATAAGTTAGTGCGCTATTGAATCGCGGTAACTTATCAAACACTGCTGACCATGACACACCGCTTTCATTTACTGCGGCCCGTACAAGGTCTAGACAACCGGCGGCTTCAGCAAGAGAAAACATTACTTGCTTTTCAGTCACTGGGGTTTTATACATTTCAGCCCAACGATCTCGCTCTCGGTCAAATACTTCTAAACATTTAACAATGGTTCGTGATGCTCTGTCGATATCTAAATTCTTTGTGTGCCTAGCTTTGAATAATGCTGCAGCATCGCCAATAAATACTTGACCATTAAAGCAAGCTGACTGATGAGCGCCAGCCGACATAATAAAAGAGAAAGTACTATTAAGCGATGTTACACCAAGCAATGTTAAGCAGGCTGTATCACCGTCTGGTGTTGTATACATATGGCTTGGCAATCTATATTTAACAAAGGTTGCCGCACCATTATGGCTAGTTTCAATTTTTTCTACGATGCCATCAGTATCTAATTCGCTTCGCATAATGATAGCGCGTTGAGCATCAATTAATTTTTTGGGTGCAACAGGTTTATAATTTGTACCGTGTACCCCAAGCTCCTCATAAGTATCTGTTCGGACAACAGAAACCTTTTTAGAAGGATGCCATTGATCGGTTGTCTCATCAAAATAAACTAAAGGGACTGTTGCTACATCAAAGTCAGCGGAACCATAACCCTTATCAAAAATAGAGGGTTGAAACTCACGATTAAAAATTGAAATTACATTTTCCATTTTAAACTCCAAAAGGTTTAGTTTTACACCATTAAATAGTCGTAATGAACTTTAGAAACTTCAAAGCCATCAGACCACTTTGGACTCTTAGTAGATAAATAATTACACCAAGTATCCCAAAGATTTTCAGTACCTATATTGTGACATATAGATATATACTTGTTTATCTTTTCATCTCTTTTATCTTGAGACTTCAAAGACTTTGGTAACTTTAAAATCTTTTCATCAATACCATACAGCCTAATATTATGAAGGTCAATACAACCTACTAAGCCTGCTGATAATTGACAAACAAAACCAGCTTTAACCATACCAAGACCGTCAACACGAAGAAAGATTTTCATAAGTGAATATGCTTTTTCGGTATCGGGTTTACTTGAGTTTATAACTGCAAGATATTGATTGTGGATGAAGTCCTTACGTTTAGTTATATATTCATAGGCTCTCCGCTTGTTACCCCAAAGGAATTTAGAATTAATCCCATGTTGTTTTACATCTGCCATTTGATTTCCGACAGACACCCAAGGTTGCTGAATGCTCAAGACCACCATAGTAATTACATTAACTAGATTATCACTAGATTCTTTTGCGTAATCTTGGATCGCTTTTGCATGAATAGAATACATACTTACCTCTCAGTGCTGAAATCCAATGGCTCTAAGCCATACATTAAAAAGTCTACTTGAGACTGAGAAAGGCGAGGCATAGCCTCACCAATACTCTTTCTACCTTTCTGCCAATCGTCTAATTCCTCAAGGCTCGCTGGGATTCTAATAACTTTTGGGTTATCATCAGTAAGGCAAGAGAAAAATATAAAATCAGTATGCGACATTCTTGACAGCCTCCTCATCACTTTTTTCTTGCAGCTTCTTAAGCTGTTCCTCAAGCTCTTTAATCTTATCGCCACGATTATTAATAAGATCATTGCGGTTATCAATAATATCTTTTAGGCTTGCAATCTTTTCGGATACAACAGTCGATAAAAGTTTAATAAGATCTTCAACATCGCAAGAGTTTTTTATATAAGCAAGCATGTCGAGGCCACTATCAAAACAGTAATCTACAATTTCTTCTTTGGTATAATTGTTATCTTGGGCGGCATCCATGATTTCTTCTAAATCATAAAACTCAATAGAAACATCTGAGTCATAATCAGCAACGTCAACTTCTACAGTAATATATCCAGATACAGAAGGCATAACATTTTCTCCGTTAATTTAAGTGATGCCAGCATTGGGTTAGATAGGGGCTGGCTAACCTATATACAGGCCGACCTACTGTTTTCAGTCTCCTGCTTCTCAGCGACCCAACAGCCGCCGCTTAATACGAAAGGATCTTTAAAGCCCTTTCACCTTGTTCAAGGGCTTTAAAGTCCTGAAGTATTTTCAACATAAAGACTCTGATATACTTCGTCACGGTTGGTATTCCAAGGAAGGCCACGACAACTCATACAAATATTATCGTCGGCTTCGGCATCAAATAATAAATGTTTTTCGGATACTTTATTTTTACATTTGCCACACTCTTGAAACCATCCAGTAGGATACTGGCCCCAGAAACCACGACAATTAGACTTTCTAAATTTAATCATTCTTCATCTCCCCAGCAAGTATCACAAAGATAAAAATTATTTGAATGCCCCATAATAACTTCGCGCTGGCTAGGTGTTAAGTCAGGCCAAACATTCTGAACCAACTGATTATTATGGAAATAATTACGGTAATCGTCAGAAAAAACCTCAATAGAATTAATCGTAGGACAAGCGTGGCACTTAGCACTAATGGTTAATAACATAATATTAATCCTTTCGACAGTTTCGTAGATAAGCCTCATGACAGGCCGCTTGATAGTTTGTAAAATGTAATAGCGGATCAAATAGCCATTCGGCTACTTCAAACACACACCACTCACCATAGATTTTTTCAAGACCATACATAGTATTATCTCCGATTAAATACAAACTAAAACAACAGCAACGACAGTAAAGATATAACAGCCTGCAAGGATCATCAGGCGAGATTCTTTATACTTGGCTTCAGCGTGTGTCATCTTTATAGCTCCTTTGGAGTGTCGGGTTGAACGAGGACTTTAAATCCTAGATTTTTAATTACGGTTATTACATAAGGCGTCAAAGTTTTAGTGCCTGCAATCTCTGCAAAATCTTGAGCTTTGGGACAAACGGGATAGATATAATCTACCCCATAATTATTTCTGATCTTGACAGTAATAGTATTATTCATCGCGTTTTTTCCTCAAAGTAAAAATATAATTCTATTAGTCCTAGCACTGTCGCTGGGATTGTCACGACACCAAACGAAACATAAAGTAGAAGAAAGGTATTCATAATATTATTTCCTTGGGATTGAAAGCCCCGCCGAAACGGGGCGATATAATATTTACTCGCTGTCAGGCTCTTCTGTGATGTACGCCATGATTACATCTAGCTTGGCATCTAGCGTAGCTAGTCGCTTGCTGTGATCTTCTGAGGCTTTCTCAAGCCTAAACACTCGACCAGTAATCTTTTCAAAGTGATCTTTGAAGTCACCGGCTGACATCTCTGATGGCTTTGGAGAAGCCGTAGGCTTTGGAGCCGCCTTAGTTTTAGCGGGTGTCTGTGCCTTCGGCTTTTTCACCTGAATCATTTTGGTGAACTTGGCGGGAACTTTAGTTCCTTTCTTCCAAGTGTCGATGTCACCCATGGTGATTGGAGTCTCTGAATGCTCTGCATTCCACTTCAGCATTGCGGCAGGAAAGACTTTTGAAAGCCCATAAACTTCCTGCGAAGTATCGCCTGTTAGTTTAGCGAAGTGTGACCCGATGAAGTAGATTTGCTTGACGGTTGCTTTAGCAGTAGCGTCGAATGAAACGGCTGAATTGCTCATATGTAATCTCCGTGAGGGCTTTGCCCCGTAAGTTGGTTTGAGCCGAGGCTGTCATCGCCAAGGCCATTCCAAGTTAAGCGAGGCGCTGAAAATTGTCAACGTCTTTCCCTGCGCATTATGCGGTTGTGAAAGAGCGTGTGACGCGATCACGGGTGCTTGCTTGAGATTCTTCGGAGAGTTAAATAATACCGTAGGTATTTTTTATTAAGTTTTTGAAAACTCTAGAAATCTTTTTAGATTTCTAAAAATTTTTAAACTCTCTGAAGGCCTTCTAGTTTAGGAAACTAGAAAATCTCTGGCGGGGGGTTAAAAAATCTTTAGAGATTTTTTAAAATTCTTTGGAGGGTTCTGGAGATGGGGCAATAACTATTAAAAACTCTGGAGAGTTTTCAAGTGCGTAAGGCGTGGGCAGGTGTCCATGGGGGGGTGGGTGTATATATACTCAATGTCATACATTTCCAAAGACTTTGAGTGTCAACCAGTTTGTCGCCCAACTCCAAAGTCTTTAAAACGGGTAGCTAAATCTATATGTACCCGGTGGGCTACATAGTCTATTATATACTTGAAAATAGATTTTGTCAAGACTTTTGCCAACTATTACCAAAAAACAATGTATATACTACTTGACAGTTTCTAATATCAGGTATATAATGTATAGTTATGAATAAAGAATTAACTATAAAACAACAATCGTTTCTTGACAACCTTATGTCTTGTAACGGTGACGCAAAAAAAGCAGCAGAGCTTGCGGGGTATGCTGAAGGCTCATATACATCCGTAGTTAAAGCACTTAAAACAGAAATAATTGAACTAGCCGAGAGTATATTAGCTCAAAGCGCCCCTAAAGCCGCTCTAAAGCTCGTTGAGGTCATGGACAGTGAACAGCCTATACCTCAAGCTAACGTTCGTCTACAAGCCGCTCAGACGCTCCTAGACCGTGTAGGACTAGCTAAGACAGACAAACTAGATGTAAATGTACAAGGTTCAAACGGTCTTTTTATTTTACCAGCCAAACAAGAAGTAATTATTGAAGGCTCTTATGAAGAGGCGCAGTAGCAGTACTATTCCATTTGGCTATAAGCTAATGGAAGATGGAGTACATTTAGAAGAGATTGAGGACGAACTTAAAGCCCTCAATAAAATTGTTCCGCTAGTAAAAAATAAAGTTTTATCTTTACGCGAAGGAGCAATGTGGATTGAATACGATACGGGTAGAAGTATTTCTCATACTGGCTTAAGAAAGATTGCAGATCGCTATGAATGATTGGGAGACTAACCCCGATGCGTATATGCGAGACGACAACGGGAATTTTATACTCAAAAAGGATGGAACACCTCGTAAGAAAACTGGCAGACCCAAAGGTTCGTCAGGTCGAGGCTACAACTACCACTCCCAAACCAAGGCCAAGATTGAAGCAAGAAAAACTGTACGAAAGAAAGAAAAACGATTAGCGCAGGTACGCACCAAATTAGAAAACTACAAAAGGTCGCTTGACACTTCTAAGAGTACCTTAAAAAAATTAGAAGGAACTGAGGCAAAAGCCGAGGGTAAAATAACAACAGAAACGGCTAATTTGCCCAAGGCGTTAAGGACTGTCGCAGAAGAGAATGTCATCTTTAGGCCCAACGACGGCCCACAAACTGACTTTCTTGCCGCTTCTGAGACTGATGTTTTGTATGGTGGTGCGGCTGGTGGAGGCAAGAGCTATGCGATGTTGGTTGATCCACTTCGTTTTGCTCATCGGGCCGCGCATAGGGCTTTGATCCTGCGGCGTTCTATGCCAGAGTTACGCGAACTCATAGACAAATCTCGTGAACTCTACCCGAAAGCCTTTCCCGGTTGTAAGTACAAAGAAGTAGAAAAGCTCTGGAACTTTCCGTCTGGAGCTAAAATAGAATTTGGATTCTTGGAGAGAGATGCAGATGTATATCGCTACCAAGGACAAGCGTATAGTTGGATTGGGTTTGATGAGATTACGCACCAAGCTACAGAGTTTTCTTGGAATTACTTGGCTTCACGATTGCGTACAACAGATCCAGAGATTATACCTTATATGCGGTGTACCGCTAACCCCGGTGGTGTTGGAGCGCATTGGGTAAAGAAAAGATATATTGATCCTTCACCGCCCTACGAAAGTTTTAAGGGCGCAGACGGATTAACAAGAAAGTTTATACCGGCTAGGTTGGACGATAATCCATACTTAGCTAATGATGGTCGATACGAACAAATGCTGAAGGCGTTGCCACCTACGCAACGCAGACAGCTATTAGAAGGTGATTGGGAGGTTGCAGAAGGTGCAGCCTTCACAGAGTTTGATAGAAACCTTCATGTTATTGAGCCTTTTGAAATCCCAATGCACTGGGAAAGAATTAAAGGCATTGACTATGGATATGCTTCAGAATCAGCTTGTGTTTGGGGAGCCGTAGACAAAGACGATGGTACACTAATAATTTATAGAGAATTGTATCGTAAAGGTCTACTAGGCACTGACCTAGCTCACATAATATCTGAAATGGAGCTAAATGATCCAATGAGCGTTCCGGGCGTATTAGATACAGCGTGTTGGAACAGAACAGGGCAAACAGGCCCAACAGTCGGAGAAACACTAGTTAAGGCTGGTCATAAACTCCGAAGAGCAGATAAAAACAGGGTTGCAGGAAAGATTCAAATCCATGAATACTTGAAGACTCAGCAAAGCGGAAGGCCCAAAATACAAATATTTAATACTTGTCCTAACCTGATACGCGAACTTCAAAGTATTCCTCTGGATAAAAGTAACCCTGAAGATGTTGATACTCATGCGCCTGATCATGCGTATGATGCTTTAAGGTATTTGATCATGGCTAGACCAAGAGTAAATGATACTTATAGCCAAATTCGTCAGTTTCATAGAGAAACTGTATTTCAACCAGCAGACGGAACATTTGGATATTAATGAACAAAAAAGTTTGGCGACCGTTAAATACATACGGTATTTATTTTTTAGGAATTACGGTTGGGTGGACAATGATATATGCTCTCGTTAGCCTAACAACAATAGGATAATCATGTCAGAATTTGAAAATACTCTTGTAGAAAATGCCAACAATCTTTATTTTGAAAAAGTAGAAGATGAAGACGGCTTAGAGCTTAATGCTGATTCACAGATTAAATCTAATTTGGCTGGACTTATTGAAGCCCGTTATATTGAAGCAGAACTTGCAAGAGATGCTGATGAAAATCGTTGGATTACTGCCTATCATAACTTTCGTGGCCTATATCCTAAAAACGTAAGATTCCGCGAAAACGAAAAGTCTCGTGTATTTATTAAGGTTACAAAGACTAAGGTGCTTGCAGCCTTTGGTCAGCTTGTAGACGTTATCTTTGGAACAGGCAAGTTTCCGATTGGTGTATCGCCTACGGTACTTCCTGAAGGTATCTCTGAATATATGCACCTTAGTTCTCAGCCGACTGCTGGGATTGAAACTGCTGAAGCGCCAAAACCTCCAGAAAAACCTAAAGAAGAAAACGGTATTGGTTATAAAGGGGATGGTCGTGTACTAAAGCCCGGAGCCACGCTTAACTCTGGTAAAGGTATTTTTGAAGATTTAGAAGCTGCCGAAGAACTAACATTTGAAGAAGGCCCATCGCCCATTCCTGAAATGCTTGAAATTTCTCCTGCTAAAGAAGCAGCCAGAAATATGGAAAAGTTAATTCACGATCAGATTGATGAATCTAATGGTTCTACTGAACTTCGCAATGCTATGTTTGAATCTACTCTTTTTGGCACAGGCATTGTAAAAGGGCCATTTAATTATAACAAGACTTTGCATCGTTGGAATGATGAAGACGGAGAACGGGTTTATGATCCAATTTTTGTTAGAGTTCCTCGTATTGAGTTTGTTAGCGTCTGGGACTTTTTTCCTGATCCTAATGCTACTTCCATTGATGAGTGTGAATACATTGTTCATCGACACAAGTTAAATAAATCTCAGCTTAGGGCATTGCGTAAAATGCCATACTTTAACGAAGATGCTATTCGTGATTGTATGATGCTTGGCCCAAATTATGTTGAAAAAGACTATGAGTTTGAGTTAAAAGACGATCAGAGAATGTCTGATATGGGTTCAAGCCGCTTTGAAGTCTTAGAGTATTGGGGCTTAATGGATGCAGAATACGCCAAAGAAATTGGCATGGAGCTTCCTGAAGGAGTAGATACACTTGATGAAATACAGATTAATGCTTGGATTTGTAATGGCCTTGTACTCAGGGCTGTTGTTAATCCCTTTACGCCATACCGTATTCCATACAATGCCTTTCCATACGAAAGAAACCCATATAGTTTCTTTGGTATAGGTGTTGCCGAAAACATGAACGACAGTCAGCAGATTATGAATGGTCATGCACGAATGGCTATTGATAATCTGGCGTTAAGTGGTTCATTGGTTTTTGACGTAGACGAGACTATGCTTGTGGGTGGTCAAAGCATGGAAGTTTATCCCGGCAAAGTCTTTAGGCGTCAGTCTGGTATGCCCGGACAAGCAATACACGGGCTTAAGTTTCCGAACACATCTCAAGAAAATATGATGATGTTCGATAAATTTCGACAGCTTGCAGACGAGCAAACAGGTATTCCTAGCTATTCTCATGGTCAAACAGGCGTACAGAGCATGACTCGTACTGCATCTGGTATGTCTATGTTGTTAGGAGCCGCATCGCTTAATATTAAAACAGTTGTAAAAAATTTAGATGACTTTTTGTTAAAGCCTTTAGGCAAAGCATACTTCCAATGGAATATGCAATTTTTTGATGGTAAGTTAAAGACTGAAGGTGATCTAGAAATAAAAGCATTAGGTACAAACAGCTTGATGCAAAAAGAAGTGCGAAGTCAACGATTGACTATGTTTCTTCAAACTGCTCAAAATCCTGCTATTGCTCCGTTTGTTAAGATGTCAAAGCTTATTAGTGAACTAGCATATAGCTTGGATCTTGATCCTGATGAAATACTAAATGATCCCGAAGAAGCAGCACTAGCTGCACAGATTATAGGAATGCAAAACAATGCTGGACAAGGAAGTGGCGAACAAGTTGGCCCCATTGGTCAACAACCCGGAGCTATGGGGGCCGTTGAAGGAACACCTGAACAACCTGCGGATGTTGGAGTTACAGGCACTGGCGGTGGCAACATCGGAACAGGAAATGTTCCGCAAGCAGGGGAAGGCGAGTTCTCTGGCTAACTTGCTAACACTTCAAGAACAAGTAAATCAAAGACGAAAGGAAAAAGACGATGGCTAAAAAATTTCCAGATCTAACAGGCGACGGTGAAGTAACCTATGCAGATGTATTAGAAGGTCGTGGAGCTTTTGCTGAAGGGTCTTTGCTATCTTCTTTAGAAATGAGCCTTGAAGAAATAGACGATGAAGCAATTGTAAAATTAACAGGAAAAGACCCTAGCCCAGAAAGTAGAAAAGAAGCTTCAGAAATTTTAAAGTTTATGTCAGAAGCTGGAGAAGCTATTCTTGAATTAAACTCATCAAAAAAACCTACTACCCGAAAAGGAATTGCAGAATATAATAAAAAACAAAAAGAACTAACTAAAAAAGTTGATAAACTAAAAAAAGACTTAGGTTCGCAATTTAATTTTTTTAAATATCAAATTTTAAGAGATGCTGGAAGAGTAGAAAAAAATGAAGGTGGTGAAGTTGATAACTACATTGAACTTTTTGAACAAATGCAAATGTCTTTAGAGAAGGCAAAATCTGAAGAAGAAGAAAATATAATTCGTCAAAGATTTGAACAATCTACTAAAGGTTTTGATCAAAACATTATTATGCAAGCCTATAAAAAAATGGACGCTATGCGCGAACAAATGTTTGAAGGTGGATCTTTAATGGTTCCTCCAGAGCGTGAAGCATATGGTAAAGGCGGTGCAATTTTAGATCTTGTAGCAGCTCTTACAGGCAAGCAAACTAAAGCCGCTAAGAAAAAAATGGTAGATGAAGAAAAAGCCCTTCAAGATATATCTAAAATGATTGAAGACAATCCAAGAGTTTTAGATGAACTTACAAACGAACAATACGAAACAGTTGTTTCAAAACTTCCACAGCGCCAAGCCGCAAAGTTGGGCATGGGCGAAGAGCCTTTAACTGATATGGTTGAAATAGCTCGTGGTATGGAGCCAGCAGAAGTAGCTAAAAATCTTGAAATGTTTAATGACATTGACGAAATTTTTGAATATACCGATACCCTTGATGCTAAAGGCGCTCGACAGTTTATGCAAAATCTTTCGGACGAAGATCTTGAAATCTTTGGTGCAGATCTTCCAGATGTAGGCGCAACGCTAGGCCCAAGAGAATTAAAAGCTGAAGGTGGCGAAATTCCAGAAGATACATACAACAATCTTAGCCCAGAAGATAAAATGGAACAAGCCGAAGATATGCTTCCTGACGAAGAAATGGAAGAAGAGTATGTAGACTTTGTAGCCTCAGAAATTTTAGATCAAGAAGAACAAGATTATTTATTTAAGGCTTTGGATGACGATCCTCGGCTTGAAGAAATTTTAGATAAAGTAATTTTAAATGCAACAGAATTTGCTGGTGCTGGGGAAGTTGAAGGCCCCGGCACTGGTATATCAGATTCGATACCCGCAAGGTTATCGGATGGTGAATTTGTTTTCACCAGAAAGGCGACCGACCAACTAGGCGCAGACAATCTCCAAGAAATGATGGACGAGGCTGAACGCGCTTACGATGGCGGTCTTATGGCTATGGCAGAAGGCGGTATGCCTGTTGATGATCGTTATAGTAATCAACAACAAGACGAAGATCAAGAGGAAAAAGTAGAGGATCAAATGCTTTACGCAAGCCGAATGCCTAGTCTTATGAACCGATAAGGCTACCTAGAAAATCTAGCCCCTTATCATTTTATAACCTTGAGGCCACCTTGTAGTATCAAGACCCTGTATTAAATAGCGCATTAATACAGCCACCTTGAAAGACAACAAGCCCCAGAAAGGAGAAGTGACATGAGCGAAGAACCGCAAGCGAATCCGTACAATCAAAAAAAGGCTTGGCACACACCAGATGGGCCACCTATGCAAAGTGCAGATTCATTGTTTTTTGAAGAAGAACAAGAGGCTACTTCCGAAGAAGATGGAACCCCTCAAAAACAAACTTCTTCTCGTACCAATTATAAAAAGAGATATGACGATCTAAAAAAACATTACGATCAGAAAATTTCAGAGTTTAAACAGCGTGAAGAAGAACTAGAAGCTATGGCACGATCTGCACGACCGCAGTATCGACCACCAAAAAGCATCGAAGATCTTGAACGCTTTAAACACGATTATCCTGATCTATATGACACTGTTGAAACAGTTGCTCATATGCGTAGTGAAGAGCAAATGAATGCCCTTCAACAAAAACTTTCAGTTATTGAAAGACGCGAAGCAGAAATGGCTAAGCGTGATGCTGAGGTTAAACTACGAGAGCGACACCCTGATTTTGAAGATATTAGGGGTGATGACAGGTTTCATGAATGGGCTAAAGTTCAACCAGAAGAAATTCAACGTTGGATTTATAAAAACCCAGACAATGTTACATTAGCTAGTCGTGCTATCGACCTTTATAAAATGGAAAACAATATTGCAATTAATTCTTCAACGCGCAGGTCACAACCTTCAAAGTCCAATGCGGCTGATATGGTATCGACAAAGACTACCGGCGTTGAACCAAAGTCAGCCAAAATATGGACGCAACGGGAAATTGCTGCCCTGTCCTTGGATGACTATGACAAATACGAACAAGAAATTGATCTAGCCATCCGCGAGGGACGAGTAGCAAGATAATAACTTGTCTTTTAGGAGTAAATTAAAATGGCTTATAACGTAAGTGATCAATATTTTGAGCCAGCAACTGATACCAATGCAAACTTTGCAAACTCGGTTGCGGGTCAAAACAATTCATTCTTCCTGCCTGCTGTCTACAGTAAGAAGGTTCTTAACTTCTTCCGTAAGGCATCAGTCTGTGAAGCTGTAACTAACACTGACTATGCTGGCGAGATTGCGGCATTTGGTGATAGCGTAAACATCATCAAAGAGCCGGTAATCACCGTCTATCAGTACGAGCGTGGTGCAGACGTAACCTCAACTAAGCTGACCGACCAAGAGCTTACTCTTGTTGTTGATCGTGCAAACGCATTTAAGTTTATTGTCGATGACATTGAAACCAAAATGTCGCACGTAAACTTCAAGGAAGTGGCATCTTCTTCAGCGGCTTATGCGTTGCGTGATGCTTTTGATGAGGGTGTATTTGCAATCATGCAGGCTGGTTTGTCTGCTTCTGCGCCCGACCACACGCTTGGTGCTGACTCAGCGACCGATTTGGGTGCTGGTGTATACGATGGCGCTGGTGCTATTGACGTAGGCATTACTGGCGAGACTGATCCTCTGGACGTTCTTGCTCGTATGGCTCGTTTGTTGGATGATCAGAACGTACCCGAAGAGGGTCGCTGGGTTGTAGCATCTCCTGACTTCTATGAGCAACTCTCTCAGAGCGGTTCTAAGCTGTTGTCAGTAGACTTCAACGCAGGCCAAGGCTCTATTCGTAACGGTCTTGTAAGTTCTGGCAAGTTGCGTGGATTCTCCATGTACAAGTCAAACAATATGCCTGCTACGACCAATGCAACTGGCTTTATGCTGGCTGGTCACATGAGTGCTGTTGCAACCGCACAATCCATCACTAGCACAGAGGTCATTCGTGATCCTTCTAGCTTTGGTGACATTGTTCGCGGCTTGCACGTTTGGGGAGCTAAGGTTCTCCGTAACGAAGCCCTCATTGGTGCTTACTACAACATCGACTAAGATGTTTTGGAGGGAGGGTGAAATACCCCTCCCTTTATTTTAAAGGACTAAGATATGCCATTGATTTCAACTCCAAATAAACCTATCAGTATGAAGCTAACTGAGAATAAGCGTGGACGTTATCGCCATGTAGACCAAAAAAAGTTTGCTGAAAATTACGATAAGATTTTTGGAAAAAAAGACAAAGGAGAAAAAAATGGACAATAAAAAGCGAATGAACTACAGGATGGGTAAAAAAGTTCGTTCTACTTATATGGGCGGTGGATACGGTTCAAATCGAAACATGATGGCTAAGGGCGGCATGGCCCATGACTATAACAATATTATGGAAATGGAAGCCAAACAAATGTCTCCAGACCATAATGAGTCAATGAAGCAAAAATGAAAGTAAAAGCCCCCGAAGGCTATCATTGGATGAAGAGCGGTAAAAGCTTTAAGCTAATGAAAGATCCTAAAGACGGTTACAAAGCCCACAAAGGAGCTTCTAAAGCCGTAGACTTTCCAATCCAAAAGGTTCATAAAAAATAATGGCAACAACATACTTACAGTTGACAAACGAACTTTTGCGTGAAATGAATGAAGTCCCGCTAACTACTAGTAATTTTTCTAGTGCTATTGGTATTCAAGCACACGCCAAAGATTGTATAAACAGAGCATACCTTGACATTGTTCTAGAAGAACCGCAATGGCCTTTTTTGTCAGTAGCCGACAGTGGGACTACAGACCCTATGTATGGTAATGTCTATGTTGAAACTGTTGCTAATACTCGTTGGTATGAGCTAAAGCCTGCCAGCGACTCTATAAAAGACGATTATGGCGCAATAGATTGGGATAATTTTTATTTAACTACTGTTGGTGTTACAAGCGAAGTAGCCCCCTATGTTGCTAAAAATCTTAAATTTACAACCATTGAAGAATGGAAAGATTTTTATAGGGCCAGAGAAAACGCAGACGATGCTGAAAATGCAAACGGCGGCGAACCTAAGCGCGTTATTCGCAGTCCTGATGGGCGTATGTTTGGACTAAGCCCAATTCCAGACAAAGTATACCGTGTTTGGTTTTATGCGTATAACCAGCCTACACAGCTTTCAGATTTTTCAGACGAAATTGTTTTTCCAGATGTCTATAAAACCGTACTTTTAGCAAGAGCTAGATATTTTGTTCATCAATTTAAAGAAGCTGTTCAACCAGCGGCTTTAGCTCTTGAAGAATATCGTCGTGGCTTGCGACTTATGAAATCTAATTTAATGGTTCCAGAGCCTTTCTATATAAAAGATGATCGCAGGAGATTTGTTTAATGTCTCAGGCGTTTGGTTTTTCATGTAGAGGTGGTTTAAATACAAATCTTAACTCTTTGGAAATCTTAGGTCAACCCGGATTTGCAACAATATTAAATAATTTTGAAGTAGATCCTGATGGTGGTTATCGGCGTATTAATGGCTTTACGGCCTTTGGTGGTGATTCAGCTACCCGACCGAATAGCGGAAATAGAATTTTAGGTACTTATCCATATGCAGACGGTATTGTAGTTTGTTCGGGTACAGGAATATTTTTTAGTAATGATGGGATTACATGGCTACAAATTAATCGTAGTGCTGTAGCAACAGGCGGCGATAATTATACAGCCTTTACTGGTCGTTCATTACTAACAAGAACCAATCAAGGCCAATGCCAATTTGCAATATTTGAAGGTGCTACATATAACTATGGGCAGCTAATTATTGCTGATGGATCCAATAGGCCTTATGTTTTTCGGATGGAGGGTACTGGCGCATTAAACACCCGTACTTTTTTTGCAAATGAAATTACAGTATCTGGTACAAATGGTGTAAAATATATTACGGTACATGACCACCATTTAATTGCAGCAGGCGTAGCAGGAAGTTTAAGTACCGTTTATTATAGTGTTAATAATGATCCTACTAATTTTACTGGTACTGGTTCAGGTGCAATAACTATATCAGATCAAATACAAGGTATTAAAGGCTTTAGAACAGACTTAATTGTATTTGCAAGAAATAGTATACATAAACTTATAAATATAAATGATACTCAAACTGTTCGTATTGATCCTATTGCAGAAAACGTAGGCTGTCTTAGTGGATATAGCATTCAAGAAATTGGAGGTGATCTAGTATTTCTAGCGCCTGATGGTATTCGTACTGTTGCAGGTACAGCGCGAATTGGCGATACAGAATTAAGTTCTATTTCAAGGCAAATACAAAACATTATTTCTAACATTGCAGTTAATATAAATTCATTTGTTATAGACAGTTGCGTACTTAGATCAAAATCACAATATAGGTTATTTTATGCAGAAGCTGATCAAGCGGCTTCAAACTCAAAAGGTATTATAGGTACTTTTACTGGTCAAGGTTTTGAATGGTCTGAAACAGAAGGTATACAGGCTTTTGGTTTAAGTTCAGAAATTGATTATACTGGTTTAGAAAAAAAATATCACGGCGATAGAAATGGCTATGTGTATAATCATGATACCGGAACAAGTTTTATTTATGATGGCGTAGAAAATAATATTCTTGCGACATACGAAACAGCCGATTTAGACTGCGGTGATATTGGAACACGAAAAACTTTTAAATATCTTAGAACTTCTTTTTCGCCTGAAGGCGAGGTGTCACCAACTTTAAGACTAAGATATGATTATAAGTCTACAGAAATTGTTCAGCCTAGTGATTATGAATTAACGACAATTCCTGTACCGGCTATTTTTGGAACATCTATATTTGGAAGCACGACATTTGGTGGCACAAACGATCCAATGATTAGACAAACAGTAGAAGGAAGTGCAAACACAGTCAGTTTAAGAATAAGAACAAATGATAAACAAAGTTCTTTTGCTGTTAATGGTTTTTATATAGATTATATGCCATCAGGTAGGAGATAATAATGGCCCAAGCTTATACACGACAAAGTACATTTTCAGATGGCGATACAATTACTGCCGCGTTATTTAATGATGAATATAATCAGTTAGTCAACGCATTTAATTATTCTAGTAGCAGTTCAACTTCTACTGGACACCGACACGATGGAACAGCCGGACAAGGCGGTAATATTCCGCAAATTGGCGATTTAGACTTTTTAAATAAAATTGTAGTAGATAGTACCAACAATCGTTGGGGCTTTTTTGTAGAAGTTTCTAGTGCCGCTGTAGAACAAATTCGTATTCAAGATGGTGCTATTGTACCCGTAACTGATAACGACATTGATCTTGGTACTAGTTCATTAGAGTTTAAAGATCTTTATTTAGACGGTACAGCAACTATTGACACATTGACGGTTGATGGGGCCGCTACGGTTGGAACAACTCTTGGCGTAACAGGCGCTACAACGCTCTCTAGCACTTTAGGAGTTACGGGAGCTACGACCCTATCCAGTACCCTTGGTGTCACTGGAGCAACCACATTAAGCTCTACGTTGGCTGTAACAGGCACTTCTACACTAACAGGGAATGTAACAGCAACTAATGACTTGAGTATTGGTGGTAATCTAACTGTTACGGGCAATGCTACAATCTCTGGTAATCTTACATTTGGAGATGCAGACACAGACACCATTACAATTGGTGCAGATGTAGCTTCGCATATTGTTCCAGATGTTGATGATACTTATGATCTAGGAAGTTCTACAAAAGAGTGGCGAAACCTTTATATTGATGGTACAGCCAACATTGATAGCCTTGTAGCTGATACTGCCGACATTAATGCAGGCACAATTGATAATACAACTATTGGAGCTACAACAGCCTCTACAGGTAATTTCTCTACGCTGTCTATTGGTGGAACTGCAATTACCTCTACGGCTACTGAATTAAATATTGTAGACGGTAGCACAACAGCTACGGCTACAACGCTTGCAGACGCTGACCGTGTTGTAGTCAACGATGCAGGCGTAATGGTGCAAGTAGCCCTTACAGACTTTGAAACTTATTTTGAGTCTGCACTAGATACTCTTCCAAACGTAACGACTGTTGGAGCCTTAAATGCTGGTTCTATTACTTCAGGGTTTGGAGCTATTGATAATGGCTCATCAGCTATTACAACATTAGGCACTATAACTTACGGAAGCCTATCAGACGGTACAATAACCATTACGGCCTTTGTAGATGAAGATGACATGGTATCTAATTCTGCAACGCTTGTGCCTACACAACAATCAGTCAAAGCTTATGTAGACTCTCAAGTAACTGCACAAGACTTAGACTTTCAGGGTGACTCTGGTGGTGCATTAAGCATTGATCTAGACTCTGAAACTTTTACGATTGCTGGTGGCACGGGTATTGATACAACTGGCGCGACTAATACGCTGACGGTTGCAATTGATTCTACTGTTACTACGCTTACGGGTACTCAAACACTTACAAACAAAACACTTACTGCTCCTGTTATTTCTACTATTAGTAATACAGGCACTCTAACACTACCAACGTCTACTGATACTTTGGTTGGTCGAGACACAACTGATACATTAACAAACAAAACTTTAACATCTGCGGTATTGAATACTAGTGTTTCTGGTACAGCAATACTTGACGAAGATGATATGGCTTCTGATTCTGCAACTCAACTTATCACTCAACAGAGCGCAAAAGCTTATATAGATGCTACAGCCACTGCGCTTGCAATTGCACTGGGGTAAATTATGGCTAATACTTTTAAAAATGCTTCACTCGCTGATGTAAGCAGTGGTTCATACGACACACTTTATACGACACCTGCAAGCACTACTACCGTTGTTCTTGGTGTAGCTTTGGCGAATAAGAATGCAAGTGCTATTACTGCTAAGGTGCAATTTACTGATTCTTCAGGCGCTGTAACGCGACAGTTACTAGAGGACGTAACAATCCCCGGTAATACAACGCTAGAGGTTTTATCAGGTCAAAAATATATTTTAGAAGCCGCAGATATTCTAAAGGTTCAAGCGGGAACAGCCACTTCTTTGGATGTTGTTGCTGGAGTAATGGAGATTAGTTAATGGCTATTACTACAATAAATAGTTTAGCAATTCCTGCTGGTACCGTTGTTTCGGCAGACTTAACGTACCCGCTTACTGGCTTTAGTTCAACGGGCATCGACGATAACGCCACAAGCACTGCGATTACGATTGATGCGTCAGAGAATGTTGGGATTGGCACTGCGAGTCCAGACGGAAAATTAAACGTAGTCAAAGGCACAGCAAGCGGAACGACAGCCAGCACTAGTGCTAACAACATCGTCATTGACGGAACCAGCGGAACAGAAACGGGCATAACTTTATTCTCGACTGTGGCGTCAGGTATTCGTTTTGGTGACGCTTCTGGTGCTGGTCAGGGCGTTATTGAATATGCCCATGGGACTGACCATATGCGGTTTGTTACTAATGCCACAGAACGTATGCGTATCGACTCAAGCGGCAACGTTGGTATTGGCACCAGTAGTCCTAATGAATTACTTGAAATTAAAGGTACTGAAGGAGTAATAAGACTTCAACAAACTGGTGGTGCTTATTCAGATATTAGAAGTAGTGATTTTGGAACTTTATACCTAAGAGCTGACCCGGGCAATACAGCAGCAAGTTCATCAATGAGATTCCATGTTGATGCATCAGAAGCCATGCGTATCACCTCCAGCGGCAGGGTTGGGATTGGCACTACGAGTCCTAGTGGTGTATTAGCCGTAACAGATGGCGCAAACGGCTTTATTGTTGGTCAGTTAGGGGAAAACTTTTACTCTGGTAATACACACAGGTTTTTTTCCCAGAACTATACAACTGAGCATCTGCACATAGACGCCAGCGGTAACGTTGGTATTGGCACTGCGAGTCCTGCAAATAAATTAGATGTAAACGGGATATTACAAAGCAGTTCTGTCGGTAATTACTTGCAGTTGCAACAATCTTCAATTGAAGGCTATATCAACATGACAGGCTCTGGAAATCTCAATTTCCGGATGGGGTCTGGCTTTGCTACCCGTATGACTATCGACTCCAGCGGCAACTTGCTGGTTGGGACTACTACTGCAAGAACAGGCACTTACTCTTTAACGCTTGAACCAAGCAACAGTTATTTCCAGATGAGAGCCGCAGGCACAGGCTCTCTTGATCAAATCGCTTTTGTTAGAAATACAGCTGTAACGCCAGTGCAGGTTGGGTCAATTGCAACAACAGGCTCTGCAACCACCTACAACACCTCATCAGACTACCGCCTAAAAGAAAACATCGTAGACGCACCAGCGGGTAACATTGATGCTATCCGTGTACGTTCGTTTGATTGGAAAACTGATGGATCACACCAGACCTACGGCATGGTCGCACAAGAACTCGTTGACGTTGCACCTGAAGCAGTAACACAAGGCGAAACTGAAGACGATATGTGGGGCGTTGATTACAGCAAGCTAGTCCCAATGATGATTAAAGAAATTCAAGACTTAAAAGCCGAAGTAGCGGCACTTAAAGGAGCATAAAAGAATGCCATATATAGGACAAGAACCTGTTGCTGGTAACTT